CAACAACCCACTGCTTGCCCATCACGTCCCACGCCACCCACGCGTGCTCCCAATCATGCTCTTCGCCGTACAAGTCAGCGGCTTGCTCGTCCCACATGGGCGCCAGCAGCGGGATAATGCGCCGGTCGAACACGACGTGAGCAAGCGGCTGAAGGTTCTCGGGCAGAGCAGCAATCTGCTCATCAGTCAGTAACATGTAGTTCCGTGATCTTCGCATTGTGTACTCCTTTCAGTACTCGGTTACACTGTGTAGGGATTTCCGATTTCACCCCTTCGGGTCAACCCGATCTTCAAACCCGCCAAGTTCCATATACATGGCGAAAATAGCCCGCATGGCCTGCGGGGAAAACGAGATCGTTGTAAGCAAAACGCGCTTCCCCTCCTGCCGCTCTTCGTCTGTCGCTAATCGCCGGGTATTTATCTCCCATCCACCCCCGATTTCCTCCGGTCTGCGATACAACCTCACCCGGCGATTGTGTAGCCTCACCTGCAAACCCTCAATGTCTGGCATGGTATCCCCTCTCAAAACGCCTTCCCGTGCTTGTAGGGCCGAGAGGCATTAAAGCGCATTTTCGCGATGATAGCCTGCCCCAACCGCCAGCCGCGGCCCCCGCACAAATCCGCAAGGCGAATGAACAGATCAGCCGCCTCCTCTTCCGCCGCTGAAAAGTCCGGGATATGCTCCGATGGCGGGTTGCCGTGGCGGATTCCCTCCAGCATCTCGGACAGCTCGCTGTGCATGAGCGCGATTAGCTCGCCGTCGTTGCGATCTTCCCCCGCCCAAAATCCGTGCGCAACGGCGTTCTGGTGGCACTCATCGACCAGTTGTTCGACCGCATAATTGAGGTCGTCAATGGTCATTTCGTTAAAATTATCAATCGTCATGGTTCTTCCCTTTCCTTTCCGTGCCGTTAGACAACACTAGCGCCACGCTGGCGCGTACTTTTGCCTTCTTTGGTACTTACTGCCATTTGGACATTATCCCTGCCTTGTAGGGGCTTGTGTGCGGTTTTCTTCGGTGTCTTTCCCTGCGCCTGTTTCGTAATCCACTGCAACCCGGCCAAGTGCGCCACGGCCAGCGCGTCGGCGGCGTGTTCCGTGACTTCCACCCCGTAGCGGACATTCGCGTACCAGATCACCAATTCCTTCGACGCCCGGCCATTCGTGGCGAATTGTTTTTTAACCGTCATGCCGTTGAGCGGTTTACTTGGCTTCAACCCGAGAGCTACCAGCAACCCCCGCAGCATCCCCACGGCCCCGGATTGGCCCCGGCGAATCTTCCCGCCGGTTGCGTCGCTTCGCCCATGCGCTAGGGTAAACGGGTTGTGCTCATGGTATGATCCAACGAAGTCTTTCCCCCGAACCCGGCAAAATCCGAGTACCGCGCTGAATATCGCGACCCCCTTGAACGTGCCGAGGTTCACCTCTCCAAAATCAATCACCCTCCAAGGTTGCGCCTCGTCAACCTCCAGCACGGCGTACCCCGTGTGCGTCATCCCCGGATCGAGTCCTAGAATGTATTTCATCGTTGCCCCTCTTTCTCCCGCGCAAGGTACACCCCCACCGGTTCAATCGTCACCCCGGCGGGTATGCTTCGCCCCGAGTAAAACGCCGCCAAGGTGTGCAGGTGTACCCCGCAGGCGTCCACGTTCCTGCCGTGGATATGCCACTGTGCCGGGTTTTTACAACCCGCGTAACTGCATGGTGCTTTCATGGTATCCCCTTTCCTACTCAAATAATACTGTCTGATCTGGGCAATCACGCACCCGCGCCTTGCCGCTAATCCACCACGTAAACCACTCCTGACCGTCCACGAAGTCGCATGGCAACCCTGCCGCCTTCCGTTGTTTTACGAGGCGGTCTAACGTGCGAATATATGCCGCCGCGATTTTCGGCCAGCGTTTTGACTCCTTGCGCTGATCGCTCATCGGGCAACAAACACAGCCAATGCGCTTCCATCCCTCATCATACAGCGGGCAGTATGGCACATTATAGGCGCGAATAAATTCCCATACGTCGGCGTCTGACCAATCAATGATCGGATGGATTAACACCCGGTTGCTCCCCGCGCGTTGGCAGGATTCCACTGATCGGCGTTTCGCACGTCTCGCTGATTCCGCACGTCGTACCCCCGTGAGCACAATCCTTCCTTTCCCGCCTTGCTCTTTAAGCACCTTGCAGCAATACCGCTGATAACGTAGAGGAGGGATTTTTTCCCTTTCGATCATTGCCCACATAGTTTCCACGGGTTTGTGTAGCGTTACGCCAGGAAAAAACTCGCGTACAAACCGGACAAGCTCCGGCGGGTCAACGCTGGTCAGATTCATATGCGCGTCAAACCGTACCCCAGCCATCTCACACAAGCGATGCACGACCACCGAATCCTTCCCACCGCTAAATGCTAGGTGATAGCCGTTGACCGGCTCAAATAGCCGCATAAAGTCGATGGCGAGTTGTACACGGTCAATCGTGCCTTCCGTAGTGATTTCCATGAGTGGCATTACACCGTCCCCCGTTTCTGCGTCCGTTTCGCAACAATCCGCGCGTTGTCGGCATCTTTCGCCGCGCACCAGTCGTCCCACATTTTGATAGCCGCGTCCCGCAATCTCGCGTTTGCCAGGATATAGCAGTAATGCGGCAGGAGCTTTTCGACGTTTTCGTCGTGGGTGTCAATATAGGTCATCCGCCTAGCCTCCGATCCGGCCCACCGACCGACACAATCTGCGCTTTCATCCGCCGGCACTCCCGGCAGTCCGTCGTGCGAATTGCCTCTACCCACCACGCCGCGCATTCCAGTCGGCTAAAATACTGCTTCACGGGTTTATGCCCGCACTTGTGAAGAATGCGCCCGTCCGCGTGTTGCGTCACCATGTCGAATATACCGCCTCTCTCGCTTGTTGTTCTGTTTCATAAAACCATGTGCGCTCCGGAACGTAGTAGTTTTTGACGTTCCCGATCCCTCCCCGCCGTTGCTTCGCAATGATAATTTCCGTAGTCGCTTCGTCGCCGTCCGCGAACCCCGCCGATTTATTCTCCCGCCAATCGCCGTCTTCTCGGAAATAGTAGCCCGGCCGGTAGAGGAATACCGTCGCGTTACTGTGTTTCACCATGTTTTTCGCATATGCGATATCAGAAAGATGCGGGCGCCGATTTCCGCGTTTACTCATCGCGTCGTTGAACTGCGCGAGCATCACGACCGGCACCCGCAACTGATTGGCAATAACTTTTTTGGCCGCATCCCCGAGTTTTTGCATACGTTCGATCTCTGTACGGCTTGGGGTATCGGTGTCCATGAGCCCGAGGTAATCAATAAAAATCATATCGACCCGCTGATGTAACCGACGCTTCCGCGTGATCTTCACCACGTCCGTCGGCGTCAACCGTGACGGGCTAATGATCGTCAACGGCAACCCGCGATAGTGCCGCGTGGTAAAATCTATCAATCCTAGCATCTCCTGCCGTGATTCGGGATGCCCGATCATCATGCGCAAATCATTCGGAGGAGTAGGGGATACCGCCGCTATCAGCCGTTCCCCGAGTTCCTCGTGATCCATTTCCAGCGTGTAATAATCCACCGCGTACCCACATTGCGCGGCATGGTACGCCCACTGCAACGCCTGCGCGGTTTTTCCCATCCCCGTATCTCCAGCTAGGACAATAAGCTGCGAGCGTTGCGCCGGTTTGAGAATCTCGTTTACCGCCTGGGAATAGTGCGGGATGCCGGGTTCTCGCTTATCATCCCCGGCGCTGAATTGCTCTTCGACGAATTCCTTCGTGCGCGCTAAATACTGGCAGGTAGCATCGAAGGCACTGACAGCGATGTTTTCCGCCGGCGGAGGGGTAAGTGCATCAAGTACTTGATAAGCCCCGGTGATAATCTCCTCGATGTTTTCCGCGTCCGTGGTGTAGGCCCGGTTTATCAGGTCGTGACAGGCATGTATCATCAACCGGCGCCGGGACTTTTCCAGCACCACCTTGCAGTGATGCTCACACGCGGCGGCAGTCGTTACCTGTGTCTGCAGGGTAAACAGGTAGAGCGTCCCGCCAATCTCCTCCAGGTTTCCATGATCCTGCAACCATTGTGCGAGCGCCTTTGTTTCGACGAACCGGTGCTCTTCGAAGCATGCCTGCATCCCCTCGAAAATGAGCTGGTGCTTGTGGAAATAGAAATCGTCGGGGGTGAGTGCGTGGACGGCCGTAACCACGGCATCACGCTCCAGCAGCATCGACCCGAGTACGGCCTGCTCTGACTCCTGGCTCTGTGGCGGTATCAGATTCGTTGTTTCAGCGGAGGAGAGCATCTTTCGCCTCCGCTTCTCTGCGCATTTGCTCGGTTTGTTCCTTCGCCCGTGCTACCATCGCGCGGAACTGCTCTGCGGTCGGTTGTGGTTTAGGGGCATAAAATGCTACCATGCGCTCATGGCGTTGTTGTTCCGTTAGAATTTCTTCGGAGGTATACGCATCCGCCCCTGGAATAATCGGCGCTGATGCTTCGCCGGGTAAATGCGCCCGGTATACTGCCTTCTCCCCAAGGAAATTTGCCATATTCGTGGCGAAGTCGTCGCACAGGTGCTCACGGGTATAGTGCTTGCAAGCGGCGATGATGTCTGCTTCGTCATGTTCGTACACACGCTTGCAGTAATTCGCCCAGGTCTGCTTCCGCTCCCCGTTCCTGCCGTCTGACCGTTGCGGCCAATCCTGCCACAGGGCAAGGAAAGTGGCGGACGGTGTTTCAGGGATGGAGAGCTTCTCCCGTTTCACCCGTTTAGGTTTATCTGGTTCTTCAACGAGTCCGAGAGATAGAGCTGGTGTTTCCGTGGAAACGCCGTTATTATGGTTTGGTTTGGTTTGGTTTGGTACGGTAGCTTCGCACGTGCGCGCACTGTTCGTGCTACGTGCGTTGCACGTGCATTGCACGTCGTTGTTGTGTGTGTCGCACGTGCAATTTTCTGCTACTGTTTTCTCTTTTCCCGTGGTCTGCACGTGCTGTGATCGTGTTTGACGCATACGTTCAGCATTCCGTGATTTGCGGTCCATGAGTTTTCCCGCATACTGTTCCCAGTTGTGGAGCACGGTGCTGCCGTGCTGGTCAATATCCACCCATCCGCATTGATTAAGCGACTGCATAAGATACACACTATCCCCATCCCATCGCATTACCCGAGCAATGGTGTCTGGTTCAATGTTGCTGATATCTCCAGTAGGCGCATTATCGAGCGCCCAGGACCACAATGCCGCTAGCCGTCCCACGGTGAGTAATTCGTTTGTGTCTTTGAGCCTTAACGCGAAGGAGTAGGTTTTTCGGTGCGTGATGAGACTCTGATGTAATTCGATCCAGTACGACATCGAGGAATACCGCTCTCTGCGGCCAACACAAAGGGCCGCTCACCATATCGGCAAGCGGCCCTGTTGTGAGAATGCCGCCATACCGGGCACTGTGAGTGTCTAGTCCACAGATTACAGCGGTATGGCGGCAGGTAAAAAACTATCGTAAACTGTTGCGCCGTGTCAATGAGCGATCTCATTAACCCTGTAAACTGGTGGACTAGACAAGGATATTCTAGCAAATTCAGCCAGGCTTGTCAACGTTTTCTACCGTAATTCCCTTGGCCCGGAGCTCGGCTATCTGCTTCTCGCACTCCTCCAGGCAGTATGTTGCGCTGATTCCCCGCTGCTGCATCGCAATGTTATACGGTGTATTTCTCTCGCGCCCAAGTGCGAAGAAACGATTTGATAACCTCCTACACTCGTCGCGGATGGCAATAATCGCCGCGAAGCACTCCGTCACCTCGCACACCAACCGGGCATTCTCGCGGATAAGCTCCTGCATAATGTCCCGCTTGCGCTTCGCCGTCTCCCGGCAGCGCGCACGCTGCTGCTCGCGGTTCTCCGCGTACCATGCGCGGCACCGCGCGCGGTTCGCATCCCGCGCGGCATCCTCGGGGGTGTATGTCATAGTAAGCCTCCCTTCGCGTCTACCCATCCGCCTTTGATATACGCTATCGCCGTTGATATCAGTTTAGGGTTAGTGTAGACAATCGGCTTGTTTTGGCGGTGGAATGCCTCAATCTCCGCCTTGATGCCCACAGACGCTTCCCATCCATCCAACGCCAGCACAATGCACCCGTCGCAACACAGGATCATCTCCGCGTTCCACTGCGCCCAATCTTCCCAACTACCGCCGATATCAGGGCACTGATCATAGATGCCATGCGAGTGCGCAATCGGGCTAAACACCATGACCCCCGCGCGGATTAATTGGCCGGCGGCCAAGCAGACTTGCGTATACCGCTCCCAGCGCACAGATGGAGAATAATAGGGCGATGCGAGATACCATAATTTGTTGCCGGTGCTCATTGTCCATCCTCCCCCGTGATATCGAAGGGCAGCTCTAGTTCCAGAGCAAAAGGTGCGTCAACCGTTTCCATATTCTTCACAGCCTGTCGATAATACCCGGCTTTCAATTCGATACCGATCCCGCGACGGGCGTGAATCACCGCGCCATACACTTCTGACCCGACGCCCATGAACGGGGTAAGCACCGTCTCACCTGGGTTACTGCGCATGATCACACACCGCTCAATTACGTCCAATTGCAGTGGGTGAACGTGCTTTTCATCCTCCTCGTCGCGGGCTTCAATGAAGGGAAGCACATTATCCATGCGGATATCATCCCAAATTGACGACGCATATTGACGCCAAACCCAATGCGAGTATATATTTTCGATTTGGTTGCCGGTGTACCCGCGATAGCTGAGAAGATTTTGCGGAACATCGCGTTCCCCGATGTATTGGAGCAAACCGTTTTCGTGTGTTACTGGTATCGGGTTGTCGCCTTTTTTGCGTAGGATTAACAGGTGATCTGCACCAGCCACGCCACAATTAATTGAGTCCTCGCAGAGTGCTTTGTGCATGAGGTTTTTCTGCATCGTGCGATTGCGCACCGCCAACGGTTCTTTCCAGATAAAATGTCGGCAGGCCAATTCAAACCCTAATTCCTCGTGGAGGCGGATGATGTCTCCAGGAAAATCGGTATACGCATCTTTCCCGCTATTGCCCTTCGGTACGTCCATGCAATGTACCGCTGTAATTCTTCCCGGCAAGGTCAGTCGCGCAATCTGTTCGACCACATAGCGGTACTGTTGGAAAAACATTGCGTAATCGTCACAGTTCGACAAGTCCCGCTCGTGGCTGGAATAGGTGTAGAGCGCCCCGTTTCCCGTGGCAAACGGCGGAGAGTAGATAGATAGGTGGATGCTTTCATCCGGCAACGTGCGCAAAACTTCCATACAATCTGAGTTGAAAATCGCGAAACGGTCTGTTATAAGCTGATCGTGGACAGCCATGGGATAACCTCCTCTTTCTGGGTAAATTCGTGTGAGCGCTCAATATGTAGCGCATCATTCATTAAGCCGACAAGTGTCGTAAACATTTTGTCAGCCTGATCCGCCTTTCGTTGCAGGTTTTGCAGGATTTCCTGTTCGCCAACGGTGGTAATAATATCTACCGTTACTGGTCGTTGTTGTCCAAATCTCCAACACCGGCGAATACCCTGGTAATACTGTTCGTAGCTGTGGTCAGGAAAATAGCCGATGTGGTTACAATGCTGGAGGTTTAACCCCCAGGCCCCTATTTTGGGCTTAGTGACCAAAACGCGCACGTCCCCACGAATAAACGCTAAGAGTTTTGACTCGTGTTGTTCGTCACTATCCCTTCCGCTGATCTGGACGCTATCCGGTATCAGTTTTTCTAGCATGTCCCCCTCGGGGTTCAGGTGACACCAGATTAGCGCAGGTTGCCCGGTGGGGTTTACAATATTTGCCATCCACCGACAACGCTCGGTAATCGTGCGCCGGCGTTCTTCTCGCTGCTCAAATAATCCGACAGATGGTAACGAAAACAGCTTGCCTGGAGGTGGAGTGTCAACCTCCATGATGTGTTCATTGACGATCAATTCCGGAAGGATGAATTGCGCATCATCAAACCCAAGGTCGGACGGTTTACGCATCGCCCGCGACCACGAACAGACCCACCGCCAGAACGGAAGTTCAGCATGCCCCTTCAACCGAAACTTCAACGCCTGATTACGATGCCGCGCCGCACAGTTATTGAGATCGTTTTTGAAAAACCGTGCGAGCATATCCATGTACCCCAGATACCCCAACGCTTCAGATGATGTCCCGAGTTCGTTGTAATCATTCGGGGCAGGTGTAGCGGAACACAGCAACCGATAGGGGATTTTGCGCATAAATACCGTAATGTCTTTTCGTCGTGCGGCGCTAAAATTTTTCAGCACCGCGCTCTCGTCACACACGACCGCAGAAAAGTCGTGGTAGCTAAATAGGTGTAGTTTTTCGTAATTCGTAATCGTAATATTTTTATGTATTATTCCATCCCGAGATACACGCGCATTAATGCCAAACTTTTCCGCCTCTCGTTCGAGTTGATACGACACGGCCAACGGGGTAAGGATTAGCGCGGGCTTGTCGGTGTGGTTGACCATATTTTGTGCCCATACTAGCGCCATAGGTCCCTTGCCAGTACCACAGTCAGTGAATAGCGCTGCGCGCCCTTTTTTCACCGACCACTCAACAAGGGCTTGCTGAAAATCAAACAGGTAGGATGGAAGGAAATTAGGTGTAAATCCGTGGTCCTCCCCAGCTTGCGTTTTCGACAGAATAAACTCCTCGTAGTCCATGATTCTATACCCCCTTTCCCTACTGTGTTTCGACGATTTCTGACAGTGCCGGAGATCGGCATCCGTCATGGGCGAACACAAACTCCATGACGCTGCAAAATGTCCTGCCGCAGTTCCGGCAGTGGTAGCCGCGCTGAATATAGCGCGGGCGGTATACTGGTATCTTCATTGATTCCCCTTTCTATTTATAGCCAGCCTAACCTTACCCGGACCGACCAAGCAAAACCTCGCCTCTCCTGCCACACCTAGCCAGACCCATCCTAGCCTGTCCATACCCTGCCTGCCTCGCCAGACCTGACCTCGACTCAACGTGCCTAGACAGTCCCGACCCTGCCCCGCCTGCCACACCAGACCCGTCCTAGCCGCGCCAATCCTTACCCGGCCCCACCACGACTGCCATAACTCGACATTCCATAACGTACCACGCCCTGCCTGCCGCGGACTATTCGCAAATAATGGAGGACATATCGACCTCGAACCGACCGTTGCTCCCATCTTTCGACGGCCGCCACTCCCCGACGCCGACGGCAAACCCGGCGACTTGGAACAGGTTCGCTATCTGTGCTGGCGACAGCATATTAGCGTTGTAGGTGATTGTTATGGTTGCCGACCAGTCGCGAAATTCCCCACGATAGCGTAGGTCTGCCGTGCCCATGCCGATACGCACCATGTCCTCTCGCATAACGGGCTTCCCGACAATTTCCACCAGCTCGCCATAAATGTGAAATGCGCCCCGCGCTTCCGTTTTCGCGATGCCGGAGATTTGTGTACAAGCATCCACTGCTGACGCTTTGAAGGCGATGGTGGGGAATCCGTAGCGTCCAGCCGCGAGAATGTCGGGCAAGTCCTGGTTCATTGGCGTTTTTATGGGTTCGCCCTCTAGCCAGTACATCGACTCAATGAAATCATCTACCGGCACTTTCGCGCCTTTTTTTTGCTTCGCGGCTTGCATCTGTTTGTCCCGCATTTCAGTTTTCGCCTTGGCGCTCCATTTGTGCATAATCAGCGGAGATACCCCGCGTAAGGTGAGCGTCATGCGCTTCAGGTTCATCGGCGGGATATCGAGCATCCCTGGTGTTTTTTTTGCGATAGCCATGTCTGTCCTCTCTCTCTCGTCGTGTCCGATGATTCGGACGGTGGATAGCATGATCCTCCCCGTTGCCCTCCGTCGCCGAAGGGCAATAGCAGGATACGCTACATCGGCAACATGCCGCTTTCATAGTTGACCCGCAGTTCGACGTTTTCCGGGTCAATGTTCTCCTCTACGGCGCGACGAATCAGCTTTTCCAGCACAAACGTTAACTTCTCACGTTCGGCGACAATCTGCGCCAACATCTCCCGCAGTTCCCCGGCCCCGTTGCCGCACCGTTCGGCGATGATCTTCGCGGCGTGGGCAAAATCAATCGGGTAGACCGCATCACCCCACTCCTCATATTGCTCCTCCGGTTGGCCGTCCTTGGCCCGTCGCGTGTGCGTTTCCATCTCGTAGACGGCCCACCCCCAGGTATAACGCTGGATGGCGCATTTTGTACCGGGTATCAGGATCAGCATCTCGTTTGCTTTCATTACTTGCCCCCATCGTCGGGGTTCTCAACGTCCATAAGCACCTTCACGGAAAAGACCACCTCGCCGGGTACGAACCTCATCCCTGGCACAATCTCCCCGGTATCCTGGAGGATCACTTCCCCGTCGTCTGTCGGCGTAAGATGCCCCTTCATCTCTGACCAGTCTAGCGTTTCGCGGACGCGGATAAACGGCAATTCGTTGGCGCGTACCCATTCCAGCATCTCCGTGTCGTCACGGGCAAAAACGTCGGGGTTTTTGCGAAGCTGGAGCTTTGCATCTGGCGTGACGGCGCTTTTTTTCTTCGGGTCATCGGCGTTCACCCCGCGTAGGTACGATTCGAGGAGTCCCTCGAAATAGTTGCAATCGGCGTCCAGCTTGCCGGCCTCATCGTCGGCCCACTGTTGCAGGCGGTCGATGCGCGATTGTGCGGCGGCATAAATCTCCTGTTGGTGTTGGCGCTTCGCCCGCAATTTCGCGGCGGCCCAGGCGGCCTTGTCTATCGAGTCGCAAATAAACCGCTCATCCGGGGTGTAGTCTGACTCGTGCTCGATGGCATCGAGTAACTGTTGCTCGGTCATAGTGATTCTCCCTCTCTATTGATCCGCGAATGGGTCTTCTACGCCGCTAATATCCGGCAGTTCCGGGTTTTCCGCGAGGTTTGCCTCATATAACTGGATGCTGTGTAGCACCCGCTGACAATCCTCTGGTTGCCACTCGCTGAATTTTTTCGGCACATTAGCCTTGGCGCAGAGGTGAAATAGTTCCGCCGACGGCTTCTGATACTGCGGTTTGTCGGGGTTCGGTTCAGTCAGTCCAGGGACGCTTTCCGCCGCTTTTAAGACACCTTGCCACGTCAATGTGCCTTGCGGCGATTGTGTGGGTTTCGACGCGCCAGCCTGCTGCTGTGCCTGCTGCTGGGAACGTGGGGCAGTCGCGGCGGGATGGCTGGCCGCGTTGCCGTCGTCATCATCCTGCACCAGTCCAATAATCGCCGCCAACCCATAGCGCCGCGCGTACGTCATCGCGCTACCGTAGCCTTGTGGGTCATTTTTCGCCAATGGCAACACGCACTCGCTACATATCCATTCCCCGCTAATGTGCAGGAGTAATGTCGTGAGGTGGAGCCGTCCATCATCACCCGGCGCCGGGAGTTGTGACACGGAAAGCCCGTTTTCGATCAGCGGTTTTCGACACGCCTCCCAGCAATCCGCGAGGTTCGCGTATCTCGATTTGAACGCCGGGTTCACCGCGCCTTTTTCGGCGGCGGGTAACTGCGCTTGCGCTTTCACGAGCGCTTTGGCAAGTTCTGTGATTGAGTCACTTTTCTGCATAATTCTCCCTTTCCCCCTGTTACCGGCCACGCGGTAACAGATCGTCATAATAGCCCGCCACGACCAATAGGCAGGCGGCGACAGTGAGCATGATTATACCTGCTACGGCAACAACGTCCATGTTATTCCTCCCTGCGTGTCATACCCGGCCATCTGCGACAGCGCAATACCCAGCGGTCATAGCGGGTTTGGCCGCAGTACGAGATATTCAGTGCGACGGCGATGCCGCACAGCATAGCGATCCATCCGGCAATGTCGGTCATAAGATGCAGGTCCATTCTCTCTCCTCTCACCGTCGCCGGGCAGGGTTCGCAGGTTGACCCCCATACTGCCCTGCCCGGCGCGTGTTGCTTTACACCGTCCCGCCCGGTATCACGGCGCATGTTATGGGGCATCTCTCGTATTGCATGGTTTGGGGCGGCGTTGAATTTGCCGTACCAGGGCAACCGCTCCGAGTTGTGACCGCGTAACCGGTCACAGCCCGCAAAGGTCGCTAGTCTCGCGGGTCCAGCACCTCACCGAACGCCGCGAACTCATCGCAAGCAATCTTCGGCGTGAAGTCCACACCGTGCTTGCAGGTGTTGTCCTCACAGTGCGGGTCAAAACATGTCCCGTCGTGCATTTTCGCGCACGTCGCGCACAGGCACGGCTTGCTGTAATAAGCGCTTGCCCGGTATGGGCAGGGAGTAGCGCTCATTTCGTCACCTCATCGCGCGGTGATGCCAGCATCATGACTTCCGCGCGGCTGAATCGCAGGCAACCCTGGATATAATGGGGGGTGAGCACGTTGTTACGCCGTAGATTGTAAATCGTCCCTACGCTCACTTTCAGCATTACGGCGGCTTCGCGTGTCGTTACTAGCATCGAATTGTCGTTCGTCATCGTCTAACCTCCGACAACAAAGCTGAAACGCGGATTATTCGGCGCGCTATCCCGATAGCTGAAGGCCATCTGCGCAAAAAACAGCGCAGGAATCGCGACAGCATCTTTCGGGGCTGATGCGTCGTGTGGGGTGATGATTAAGCGCGGTATCGGGTCCCAGACGTTTGTCGGATGTGCAATATACCCAATATACGCACCATCGGCCATCATCTCATATAGCGCGTCCTGCCGCGCATCTAAATAGGCATCGAGTTGCAAGCTATTCGATGCCACTCGCAAAACATCATGCACAGCGGTTTTGATGTCCTCCGGCAGGTCATCGGTGTTCGTCGCCGAGACAAGCCCTAACTCATTGCGATGGCTATCAGCATCAGGTGAGCAATAAACGCTCTCATCCTCGTTGACGATATAGACCACGCTTTCACGTGTGGCCACGCAAGCGAAAATGCGCAGTTCCTCATCAATATAAAACAGCCTACTTTCATAGATCACAGCATCACTGTGTGCTGTGACGTGTCCGGAAATAGTCAGTTGTCTCGTATTAGCATCTGACCGTATTACGATTGATCGTGTGTCGCATTGCGCCATTGTATTTCTCCTCTCGTTCTCGCCGTGTCTCACCATTATACACAGCGTATCACCACGCGTCAAGGGGTATCACCACACTATAATATTATTTTTTGCGCGAGCGTCCCTTCACCCACCCGGGGCCCGGTTTTGTCCGCAGGAAGGCGTCAAGGTATTCTTGCGAATAAACATTCATATAACCGTACCGCCCGGATGGCACCAGCCGCCCGCACTTGCGGTGGTAGTGCATGGATGCGAGCGAGAGGCCGCAGTATTTCGCGGCCTCTGCCGTCGTGTAGTAGGTCATTTTCATTGTTCCCCTTCTCCCCCGGCAATGCAATACCCAGCTCGACGTAGAGCTTCGGAGTGGTTCATTTCCCCGCAAAAACTCCCCGTCAGCTCTAGCCAATTGATTTTTTTCGCGTTTTTATCCGTGCCAAAAATAAACGTTTCCGGCCCACTGAAAACATTTGTTGCGCTGACAATTACGTAATCATATCCATCGAGCGCAATAGAGAGTTGATAAAGCGCGGCATCAGATTGCCAGCTTTTCATCTTTTTAACGTAAGTTGCTGTGTTCATCATAAGCCTTTCTGCCGGTGTAGCCCGCCGGCAGGCATCGGGGGAGGTTATTCGATGCCTTGTCGGCAGGATTTGATCCAGTTCGCGATTTCGGCATCCGGAGCAGTTTCTAACCACGTGTCGTGGTCTGTCATATTGTCCCAATCGGCATTAATCAAATCGGCGGCAATGTCGGCGGTGGTTCCCGCGAGGTTGGCGATGTTTTCGATGCGTTCAGCGTTCATGGTTCTCTCTCCCGTGGGAGGCTGGCCCTGCGTCCAGTCCTCCGTTTCTTTATCTGAATACATTATCTCATACCTATAATCTATTGTCAATAGCTTATCTACCTATTTTTAACTTATTTCGAAAATATTTGCAACTATTTTTTATCGTGGTAGAATAGGCCAGGGAATCAGAGAGGGAGGAGAACATGGCACAGCACACCTACCGGCACATCGAACAGGTATTGGCGCTCTACTACCGGGAGCTTCCCGGCCTTGAGCGGATGATAACCCACTGCCTACAGGAGACTGAGCGCGATTTGACCCGCATCGAAGGCGAAGGTCCGTGTCCGACAGTGGGAGTCGCACGCTACGAACTCCGAGAGACGCAGGGAATAAATGCGATCAGCTACCCCACGGAACGCGCCGCGATAGCCTCTCCTGATCGGGAGGAATACGACGCGCGCACCCGCGCCCTGCGCAACACCGCCGCCTACTATCGCGAGCAATTATCCAACCTGGCCGCCTTGCAATACTCAATGTCACAGGTGATTGCACTCCTCGACCCTGACCTGCGTGAGGCAATTCGGAAAATGTATGCCGAAGGACTCCATCAAAAAGATTTGCCCCTGCCCCTGGCATCCGCCACCGTCTCCTACCACGTCAACGACGTATACCGGTGTATTGACCGCTGGTTGTCTATGACGTTCTATTGTCTACCTGTCGAATTTTTGCGGGAGAAATATAGCTACATTTTCCCCGGCAATTCGTCGCCAGGTCGCACACGACGCCGGGCAGAGCTGGTATATTGTTAGTGTAGACCGCTTGCGGCCTATGTCGATTCTCTCTTTCCGCCCTGGGGCAGGGAGTTACCTTTCGCTTCCTGCCCCTCCCCCAGCCCACGGGGTAGCACCATGGAGCAACTTTTCTGCTGCTGTCTCGCCGCGCTCCTGTTACAGGTGCTCGCTGTCTACATCACGCCCATGAGGTACAAATGAGACACGACCCGACGGCCAACACCGCGATAGCCCACATCCTGCGCGACGATCCGCGCCAACGCGCCGACTACCGGCGATGGCTGGCGGAGCATCCCAAGGAGTGGCAGGCAGGTGCGCAAACCCGCTACCGCCGCGCCGCCGAACGACTTCAGGTGAGGTTCTCGTGAAAATCGTGACCCGGAAAACAGAAGAGCTTGTCCCGCATCCCGCAAATTACCGTGTGCACCCACCGGCGCAGATTGCCGCCCTGGCCGATTCCCTGCGATTCCATGCCCAACCAAAGCCCATCGTTATCTCTGTGGATAATGTGATTTTAGCGGGGCATGGGCTGGTCGAAGCGGCGAAGCTCGCGGGATTGCAAACGCTGGAATGCTCGATCTACGAGGGGGAATCTCCCGAGGCATTTATTATTGCTGATAATCGCACGGCGGAAATGGCGGAAAATGACCCGTCAAAGCTCGCAGACTTATTACAGGAGTTAGATAACGGCGGATTCGACATGGCCGCCACAGCGTTTGCAACAGACGAAATCGCGGCACTCATGCACGGACTTGATGAGGCAAGCGGAGATAAAACACTCGCGGCCTTGGCCGCCGCTGATCCTGACATGCCGGAATCTCTGCCCGCGCGGGCGACGCTTGGCGACACCTGGCAACTCGGACGGCATACCCTCAACGTGCGCGACTGTCGCACCGTGGCGATACCTGCGGGCTGTGATACACTGGTCTTCGACCCACCGTTCCAGTGGGATTACGTGTACGAGTGGATTCCCGATGCGCAGGACGGTATGGCCCTCCTCGTATTTTCGGACGCGTTCCGCCTCGCGGAAGCCATCCTCGCGGCAACAGACCGCGGATGGACGTTCCAGTCAGAGTTTGTTTGGGATGGACTTACCTCGTGGTATACTCCCACCCGTCCTCTCGCGCGGCATAAAGTCGCGCTGGTATTTAGCGCGCGGAAGTGGGACTTTGACGCGGCATTATACACAGCGGAAAATGACGCGCGGCACGAATCAACGGTCAATAACGCAAACGGCGAATACCACTACGTTCCGGACCCACGCGGCAAACACCTCACTACAGTTTTTCCGTTTGCGAATACCCGCGTCGAAAATGACCACGCGCACGCTAAACCCGCTGAATGGGTACGCGCGCTCCTGCGGGGCATGGGCGCTCAACGAATATTTGATATGTGCGCCGGCAGCGGGACAATAACCTGCGTGGCGGAAAATGAGGGGTGGAACGTCACCTCCTGCGAAATTGACCCCGCGACGGCAGATATTCTCCTCGCGCGCTGGGAAACACACACCGGGTTACAGGCAGTGTGCATCGCGCAGGAGACTATTACCGAGAGTGTTGCGAAATCCGTTCCGGACCCCAACCGCTATGCGCGCAGTAAATTCTATCGGTCAAAAGTGTGGCGCGACTTGCGCAATGAGGCAGTCGCTCGCGACAATCACCGGTGCGTATTGTGCGGGGTGAAGTGCGCGAAGGACGCAATCCACGTCGATCATATTCAGGAGCGGAACGACGGAGGCGCAGATGCCTTGGAAAACCTCCAAAGTCTTTGCACCTCCTGCCACTCCCAGAAAACCGGCGCTAAACGCAAAACGGGCGCAAGTCCTCCTTGATGTAGTATTGTTTGTCAAACAGTTGCAGTACGCGTACAACTTCGGCGGCGAACACGCGCCAGTTAATTTCCCGGCTGACAGGGTGATAATTCAACTTGCCGACCTTGTAGAGGTCGGTGCAGTGCGCCGTCCGGGCAATAATCGCATAGACCTGTTCCGGGCTAAAGACCGGCTCCAGGCTTACCCAGGTTGGTATACCGGCATCGTGCATTAATTCCAAGGTCGCAATACGATCTGCCGGCAATGCCGCCCCCGGCTCCCATTTCAGCGATTCCGCATCGTCCAGCGTTGTGAGGGTACAGGCGAAGGCATCGCGCGGGGTGAGCAACTCGATGTCACGCAGCGCTCTCTCCCCGCCTTTTGTGAGGATGGCAACGTCAAAACAGTGCCGATGCAGGATAGTGATTACCTCGCGCGTGACACCTTCCGTTACGTCGAGTGTCTGGTACGGGTCACAGGTAAACGAGAGTAACACCTGTCCGGTATGATTCGCGCGTTCCTGTTTTGTCGCCTCTTTCTCCAACTTGGCGAGAAAGTCCGCGCTGCGCGTGCTGGGAACGTTAAATTCTACCCGCTCACGATGCGTCGCCAGCGGGGCATAGCAGTAGACGCAGGCATGATCGCATCCCCGGTACACGTTGCAGGCTAATGGCGCGTATTCCAGCGCCTTGCCCTTCGGTTGATAAATGAGATTACCAATCACGTGCTTCCTCCTCCGTCTGCCGCGCGTCATGCGCGTCGAAATAGGCGGTTAGCGCCTTCACGGCGATAACCTGTAATGATTCGCCGTGCCGCACCTTATGCAGCGCGATCCGTTCTCGCAACTCCTGCGGTAGGCGAATATTCGTAAGGGTGGTTTTTTCGGTCATAATGCCCTTTCCGCCGGGTATATAGCCCCCAGCCAGGCTGCTGGCGGTTATTCGATGCCTTGTCGGCAGGATTTGACCCACGCGGCAATTTCGGCATCCGGCGCAGCTTCCAACCACGCGAGGTGGTCTTCCTGGTTGTCCCAATCGGCATTAATAAAATCGGCGGCGATTTCAGTAGTAGTGCCCGCGAGATTGGCGATGTTTTCGATGCGATCAGCGTTCATGGTGGTAGCCTCCCTTTCTTTATCTGAATACATTATCTCATACTACCATGGTAGTGTCAAGGGTTTTTGGCATGAAACGATGTTTTTTTGAAAAATACTTCCCGCATCAGGTGCAATTATGGGCAGACCAACAAAATTGACCCCGGATATGCAGGAAAAAATTTGCCAGGTCATCCGCGCCGGAAACTATGCCGAGGTTGCCGCGGCCTATGCGGGAATATCGCATAGTCGATTCTATGATTGGCTGAAACGTGGGGAGAACGGCGAACAGCCGTACCGGGACTTTCGGGATAGCGTAGAAAAGGCGAAAGCGGATTCAGAAGTCCGCGATATCCTCGCGATTGACCAGTGTATTAAAGGCGGGACCGTCGTAGCGAAAACTACGACCGTCACGGAAACTACCCGTCCCTCCGGCGTCACCACCACGAAGACCGTCACCACCGAATCGTACCAGCCGCCACAATGGACGGCAGCCGCCTGGCGGTTGGAACGCAAGCTGCCGGCCCGGTGGAGTCAGAGCAAACAGCGCGATGCCGAATCCGCGAAAGGCAACGACCCGCCATTATTGGCCGCATTTATGGCCGTGATTCACAGCGCCGACGACCAGGAACCCGCGCCTATTCCCACGGAAGAAGAGCTTTATGCCGACAGTCTACCCACTATCAGCGAAAGCCCTGCGATCAATCCGTGAGACAGGATACCTCAACTGCCTAGAGGGTAGTGTGAGATCAGGGAAAACGGTAGCCTCCTCCCTCGCCTGGATCAACTACCTCGCGCACTCCCCCGAATCCGTGTTTATTATGTCGGGCCGGTCGCAAGGCAGCCTGTTCCGCAACGTCATCGGCGGCGAGTTTGGCCTGCTGGCGATGCTGGGAAATGAGGCGGAATACCGCACGAACCGCGAAGGCAACCGCGTGCTACTAATCAATACCCCCAATGGGGTGAAGCAGTGCTATTGTTTCGGCGCGAATGACGCCCGCGCATATGGCCCGCTTCGTGGGCTTACCGCCGGCGGATGGTACGCCGACGAAATCAATATGCACGACCGGCTTTTCGTTGAAGAGGCGTTACGCCGCACGATTATTAGCCGGGATCGCAAGCACTTCTGGACACTCAACCCGGACACCCCAAAGCACTATATTTATACCGATTATCTGGACAAATACCAGCAGGAAGGATTGCCCGGCTTCCACCTCTGGCACTTCACGCTCGAAGATAATTTAGCGATTACCCCCGAGCGCAAAGCGGAACTTGTCGCGCAGTATTCCGGGGTATTCTATGATCGATATATCCTCGGATTGCGCGTCGTGGCGGAAGGGGTGATTTATGGCGCGGCCTTATCGCCGGAAAACTATTACACGCAGGAGACGCGCCCGCAGGGGCTGGAATACCTCGCACAGCGCACGATAGCCGTAGACTATGGGACGACCAATCCCTGTGTCTTCCTCGATATCTTCGATGACGGGGACGTGCTCTGGGTTGACCGGGAATATTACTGGGATTCCAAGCGCGAGAAGCGCGAGAAAGAAAACGCGGAATACGCCGATGACTTTTTAGCCTTCCAAGCCGCATACCCCGATCATCCAGGTTCAGCGCTTGTTGACCCGTCGGCCAACAGTTTCATCCTGACCCTGCGCAACCGTGGGGTACTGGTGCGCGAGGCGAAAAACGACGTGCTAGAGGGTATTCGGTTTGTGGCGTCGCTGATAAAGCGGCGGAAAATGCGCTTCAACCGTGATACCTGCCCCAATACCTGCCAGGAGCTACACGCCTACCGCTGGAATGAGAAGGCCGCGGCCCTGGGTGTCGAAGAGCCGGTGAAGGAAAACGACCATTCTTGCGACCCCCTCAGATATCAATGCTTAGCCCTTCCCCACTGGCGATTGACAGGCTAGCCTAACCCTTGTTACCCCGGTGTAAATAGCCTTTTCCTCCAAAAAACACGGGGTATAGCGATTGTAGCGATTCCCCCGCTAAAGGACAAACCCGCATGACGATTCCGGCCAACAACCGCATATTAATTCCGCCCGGCGTTGACATGGGGCAGGAGCGTCGCGCACAGGATGCCTTTAGCAACCCGGCGGCGCGCACGGGATACGGGACAAACAACCTCGTAGAGCAGACACAATTTCCGCTCACCCGCATGACGCAACAGTACCAGACGCTCACGAGTTTGTATCGTGATAACTGGATTGTGCAAAACATCATCGACGCGATACCGGACGATATGCTGAAAAACTGGATTGCCATCCGCTCGCAGGTTGACCCGGATCATATCAATCAGATTAATCGCGTCGTGCGGCAAATCGGCTTGCGCGCGCAGTTGCTCAAGGGTATGAAGTGGGGCAGACTCTACGGGGGAGCCGCCGGCGTTATCCTCATTGACGGCGACCAAGATCGCATGAGCGAGCCACTGGACTATGCGCAGGTGTTACCCGGCACGTTCAAGGGGTTGTATATCATTGACCGCTGGACGGGCATTTATCCCACCGATCAGTTGATTAGCGATATCGGCCAGCCGGACTACGGCCTGCCGGAGTTTTATACCCTCAACGATGTCTCGGGGCGGAGCACGAAAACTATCCACCATTCCCGCGTCATCCGGTTTACCGGGCGCTTGTTGCCCCTCTGGGAGTGCATCGCGGAGATGTACTGGGGCGCGTCCGAGATCGAGGGCATTTATTCCGAGATCAAACGCCGGGAGAATGTCGCCGCGAATATCTGCTCGCTGACATTTCAGGCGAACGTGTGGGTACAGGATATCGAGGGGCTGGATCAGCTCTTCGCCCTGGGCGGTGGGGCAGCGCAGGCACGCTTCTGGCAGACGATGCAGGCGCAGAGCGAGCTTCGTTCCAGCCTGGGCACCCAGCTGGTCGAAAAGGGCACCACCCTGCAAAACCGCAGTTATTCGTTCACCGGGCTTGCCGAGGTCTACGTCAACACGATGTGCGATGTCGCCGGGGCCGCCCGCATCCCCGTATCGAAACTGTTTGGCCGATCAGCGACCGGGCTGAATAGCACCGGGGAAGGCGATCTGCAAAACTACTATGACATGATCGAGAAAGAGCAGGAAAGCCGCCTTCGCCCGATCCTTGACCGCATCCTGCCTCTACTTGCCGTGTCAACGTGGGGAGAAATTCCAAATGACCTCGATTATTCCTTCCCGCCGATTGCCGCCGCAAATGAAATCGAAAACTCCGCGATTGTCGAAAAGGAATCGACCGCGATTCGCGCCATGTTCACAACCGGCCTTATTGATCAGGCGACGGCTCTGAAAGAGCTACAGGAACTCTCTAAGCGCACTGGGGTCTTCACGGATATCACTGATGAGATGGTTGCCGCCGGCGTCGGCGTGTGGGCCTGGGATATTGCCGATAAAATGAGCCTGGGCGCTATGCCGACTATCGGCGCATACCCGGCCTCGATGCCGGATGAGGACAACGCGGGAGCGTAGCATATGGCCTTGCCACAATTTCCCGCAGAGATCACGCAACTGCTGCACTGGTACGATACGCTCGAAGACCGGCTTGTAACGCAGATGGTGAACGCCACGTTGCACGATTTCACGCGCAATCAGGCGAAAACGCTCTACACTGACCTGCAGGCGCAGATGGCACAACTGGACCGGGAAGCTGCGCAATGGGACGCGAGTACCATTCCCGCCGCCTATCATGCCGGCGCACAATCCGCGCACCAGAAGGCGCAAGCCGTGAACTTGCACGGCCCGGCCCCGTCGTTTACCGAGATTCCCAGCCGAGCGCTTCGGCAACTGGCGAAGGCGGCAACCGGGGAACGCGAGGCTTTGACCCGTGGTATCCTCCGACAGTCGCATGACTACCTGCGCGAGTTGACCAGTGGACACCTAGCCGAAGGTCTGGGATTAGGCACGGGCAGCGGGGGCATTGGCCGCCAGTTACGCGAGGCGCTCATTGACCGGGCGCGCGGCCCGCAGCTTGCCGACGATCTCGCCGCGAAAATCAACACCGCGACGGGCGTTATTTATCGCGACGGGTCAGTCCACAGCTTTCACGAGTACGCGCAAATGGCGGCCTTGACCGGTACTGCCGCCGCCGCCAACGCCGGGCAGGTGAGTGAGTATTTAGAGCTGGGTGCGAAGTACCTGCGCGTCGATTCGCACGGTACGATTTGCCCACAATGCGCGCCGCTGGAAGGCAAGGTCTTCGCCGTGGATGCCGAGGGGGAATCGCAGGGCTACCCGTTGTACACTACGATCACCCTCCCCGTCCACCCGAGATGTGCTCACGGCTGGTCTCCATGTGTTGACCTGGATAAGCGCACTGACAAGCCGCCTCCGGAATATGCGCTGAACAACACACCCAAGGGCCAACGGGAAATGCGGCAACGGTATGCCGAAGAGCACCCGAAGGAATATGCTTTATCGAAGCAGGGATTTGCCAGCACGGGGATGATAGCCCGGTATAAAGCCGCAAACCCCGATGTGCCAGAAGCAGACCTTCGCGGCCCGCGTTACCGGTACGCGGGTATCAACTCGCGGCGACAGTCGGCGATTGCCACTATGCTGCAAACCCCCGGACTGTCCTACCGCGCCGCCGTGAGCCGGGAAACACAGGCGTTTATGGCGACGGAAAAGTACCACCGCCTGCGCCCGGACGTGACGCCGCACGCGCAACGGATTGCCCTGTATCAGTGAGGGTGAATAATAGATATCGGAACAGCATTTTTTATCGGGGTAATTGTTGGCATGGTCATAGCTGCTATCGGTAGTTATGTGCTCGCAAAAGGCATCGCGAATATAAAACACGAGCATCCATTGCCGAAAATTACGCCGTTGTAACAGATTCGCGCCAGTCGCACAGGTCGGCTAGAGGGCGTCCGGCGCTCACTTCGTCGTGACTTTCCCGGCCTGCTCACCACCTGACGCCCGCTGTGGGAGCCGAGCGGCACGCGCCAACGTGGCCCGCTCCTGGCGCGAATGACCCTCCAAAGACAAGGACACCTCATATGGATGAAATCACCACCACGCTAAAGACGGTTGCTACGCCATTCCCCGAACAGGACGCCGAGCCGGTCTTTATGACTGACCGCATCGCCTATTGGGGCAATACCATCGGCGGCGGCGAGAATCTGGTTGTACGGCCCGACGGGTTTTTAATTTGCAAAAACGTGCCGTTCGCCCGTTGTGGCGCGCAACAGTACATGGCCGCCGAAGTGGGGCAGGGGAATCATGACGGGCTAGTGACGGTTCACCGCCTACCAGAGGACGTGTGTAGTGACGCAACGCTCGCGAGCTTTGAAGGCGTGCCGTTTGTTGATGGGCACCCGCTGGAAGACGTGACGCCAGCCAATGCGAGCCTGTACGCCGTGGGCCACATCGAAAACGTGCGGCGCGGCGACGGAGACCTTCTCCTCTGCGATATCTGGGTACAGTCCCCCACCGCCATCAATAAAATCGTATCGGGAGACGTGCGGGAAGTTTCCGCAGGCTATCTCTGCAAATATGAAACGCTCGATGACGGGCGAACCGTACAACGATTCATACGCGGCAATCACCTCGCGCTTGTGCCGGAAGGCCGAGCCGGGAAAGCCGTGCGAATACAAGATTGCGCGCCCCTGCGCAATGACACACCACCACAAAGGAGCACAACCATGCCTACCCCGAAAACACTCGTGGGGCGCGTGCTGGATTGGGCGAATCGGTTGAAATCCGGTGATGACGGGCAGCTTGTTAGCGTTGCTGATGAGTTGGCCGCGTCGATGGATCAAGCGGAAGCCCCGGCCCCGGCCCCAGCCCCAGCGAATCCGGATGAGAAAGCGGACATGAGTCTGATCGAAGCCGCTCTCGCCCCGGTACTTGCCCGTATCGAAGCCCTGGCCGCCGACATTGCCGCGCTGAAAGCCGGCGAAGTGGGTGAAGAGCAGCCGGAGAAGGAACTCGATGCCCTGATTGCCAAGCTGGACGGATGCGACGAAGACACCACCGCCGAAACAGAGGAAGCCGTTACCGTCCCTGCCGAGGAAATGACCGAGGAAGGCGATAAGGCGACTGCCGATGCGCAGAAGGCGCTGATCCTCGCCCTGAAGCCGGCCATCGCCGCCCTGCCCGCTGACCAGCGCAAGCTCATGGTCGACGCGTTGCAGAAGGGCGTTGGCGCACCGTCCACAGCGGCCCGCACCGCCGACAATGCCGCCCTGGTGCGCACCACCACGGCCCGCGCGCAAACCGTCACCGGCCCGCGTCGTGCGACGCTAGAGGAGTGCCGCGCGGAACTCGCGAAAATGAACCCCCACAACAAGGAGGGCAAATAACATGCCTGGGAAAACCATCGGCGTAAGCCTCAACAACGGCTTCGCGGGCACCTATGCCCAACAGCCGGACTCCATTATCAACACCGCGCAGTTGGCCGTTGGCTCTGCTGCCGTGAACTTTGGCGCGGCCCTGATGATGGGCGCTGGCGGGACCGTCACTGCCGTTAACAATACCTGCACGGTCGGCAAAGTCGCTGGCGTAGCGGGTGCGCAAATTCAGACAGCCACGACCTACGCGAGCCAGGATGCTGGCAGCAGCTATGTTGCCGGCGATGCCTGTAGCGTGGTCGAGCGCGGCGCGGTGAGCGTCCTGTGCAAACGTGGGACACCGGAGCGATTCGGCGGGGTCTTCCTCCGCATCACCGCTAACGGCAGTTTTCCCGGTACGTTCGTCGGTGGCTTCGAAACCACAGCGGACGCCGGCAACACCATCGACATTTCGAGCATTGCCCAATGGGCGGGTGCGAAAGATGCGAACGACGTGGCGACCCTGGTCTTTTTGACCCGGAACGCGGCTTAAGGAGGCCAGCATGAAACGTGTCACTGATGAGGGCTTTATCAGCCCGATCCTGACCATGGATAGCGGTATGGGCGGCGACATGCGCATGACCGATGCCGCGATTGCCAACGGGCAGGCGTTTCTTATCTCCGAATTGGAGAAGCGCGACCCGCTGATTCGCCAACCCCTCACCTCCGTTACCTGGGCGCGTGACGTCCCGGTCAACGTTGGCGGCGGCTGGGTGGAATTTGAGACCGCGCTGAATATCGACTACGGCGACGGCGGAAGCGGCGACAACTCCGTAACTGCCGCCGGTTCCAATGTCGTGAGCATGGCGCAGTCTAACCTCGACAAGGACATTTGGCCGGCCCACGTGTACAGCAAGGGCCTGCGTATCCCGATCATCGCCCAACTGCGGCAACAGATCGCTGGGCGCTCCCTCGATCAGATGCTTACCGACGGCGTGCGCCTGTCCTATGACAAGCACATGGACCAGAACGTGTACCTGGGCGTCTACGGGCGCACCGGCCTGCTCAATGACGCGGGTGTCAGCCGTTCCACCGTTGCCCCGTCCGCTGGCTCCGCCTCGTCAACCCGTTGGATCAACAAAACGCCGGACGAAATCCTGTACGACGTGAACAAGGCGATTGAGTTGACCTGGGCTGGCGCGGGCTACGACCGTGAAGCCATCCCGAACCACCTGCTTATTGATTATGCGAATTTCGCATATATCATCGGGCAGAAAGTCAGCACAGCGGGCAATGTCAGCATCCTGCAATTCCTGCGCGAGAACAATATCGCCAAGGAAAACGGCGGGGAACTGTTCATCGGAGCAACCCGCTTCAACGCCACTGCCGCGTTAGACGGTGGCGCACGCATGGCCGTCTATGTCCATGCCCCGCGCTTCCTCGAAGTGTCGGAACTCGCGCCGCTCAATCGCATGATGACGGCCCCGAACCCGACGTTTGCCGCATACGACAGTTTATATCAGGCCAACGTTGGCGCGCTCAAACTGTTCTACCTCACCACCCTGACGTACTGGGATGGCATTTAGGGCGAACACCTACGCACGGGAGGGGACACGGATGGCCCCTCCCAATTCCTTTTCGCTATATGAGGTGAGCATATGGCCTACACCATCGTCTGCTATTCCGACGGCCCGCCAGAATGCCAACTATTTTCCAAAGGGCTTGTCCCCGGTTTACAGGATGCCGGTTGCCGCGCGCACTTTTGCGAACCGTTGCAAGGTGCGGCGCTTCGTACCTTCATTGACCGAGCGCACCCCGACTTTATCTGCTTTCTCGGAGTTTGGTTGCCGCGCTATGACGAGCTGGTTGCCGTCGCGCGGGAAAAGGGGATTGGTCTAATCTGGTGGGGCACGGAAGACCCGCCGGCGTTCGATTTGACCCTCACAACATGCGCGCGTGTCGCCGATATCATCCTCTCTCCGGCAATTGAATGTGTCGAACAGTACCGCGCCGCCGGGAAGCGCGCCGGACTCTTCCCCTTCGCGGCCAATCCGCGCTGGCATAAACCCGTCACGCCGCGCGCGGAATATCAGCTTGATTTTATCGGCGCGTGCTCGTATTATCCGGGGCATGATTGCCGCCAACACGGGATGCGGTCGATTATTCAACCGGCGATTGACTCCCCGTATACCGGATTTATCAGCGGCAACTATTGGGACCGGGCGGGTGCCGAACAGTATTTCACCTCGCGGGATATTCGGCGGCCCTGGTTGCCGGCCACGGAGATGCCTGCCGTCTATTCATCGGCAAAGGTACTCCTTGGCGTCCAGTGCGACGATTCCAGCATGACGCAGACCTCCATGCGGCCCTATGAGGTACTCGCGTGCGGGGGATTCCTCCTCACGCAGTGGACGCCAGCGACGGCAGACCTTTTTCGTGACGGGGTGCATGTGGTCATGAGTAGCACGGCGGAACAAACCCGCGAGCTGCTGGATTACTACCTCGCACACCCCGGCGAACGCCAGAAAATCGCCAAACAGGGAAAGGCGTTTGTCCTGGCGAATCATACCTATGAGCGCCGGGTGCGGGACGTTCTCCTGCCCCTGTTGCGCAATTAGATCGAGGGTGAGGGTGAGCGATGAAGATCAAAACGCACTGGTTTCGGCATACGCCGAACTTCGGCGACCAGTTGACGCCGCTGCTGCTGAACCATTTCGGCTATGAAGCGGAATGGGCGGAAATCTCCGACGCGGAGCTGCTCTGCATCGGTAGTTACCTAGAGCACGTCCCGGAGGACTATTCGGGCGTGATTCTGGGCACCGGCTGCATATCGTACCGGACCGAAAAGCGCTTCCCGCGAGCAGAGATTCTCGCGGTGCGCGGGCCGTTGACGGAACGGGCGCTCGGGTTATCTGACACTGTCTGGGGTGATCCTGGTTTATTGGCCGAATCGCTGGTTTGCCAGCGGGGAGAAAAAGCGTATGTGATCGGGTTCCTCCCGCACTACGCCGACAAGGACAACGCCGCCATTCGAGCTATCGTTGACGCGAACCCGGATGATTGCTGCATCATCGACGTTCAACACGACCCTATCAATGTGCTCTACGCCATTAACGCGTGTGAGTGCGTATTGTCATCGTCGCTGCACGGGTTGATTGCCGCTGAATCGCTCGGTATCCCGTCGCGCTGGATTTATGCACCGGGATTACAGGGGGGGCGCTTCAAATTTGACGATTACTTCGAAAGCGCCGATTACAGCGAGGATACCCCGGTTGTTTTGTACGGCGAGGAGACGGTAGACGAATTGCACTCGCTCGCTGAATTGGCGCTATTTAATTCGCAACGTCATAACATCAAAAAGGAATTGCGCTCACAGTTTGAGCGCATTGGCGACTTAATCGAAGAACGCCGTGGGGGTGGGCTATGACCGCGCCGGCGTATACGATTTGCCTGCCGTATCGCGCCGAATCGCCGGAACGCCGCGCTATATTTCACTGGACGTATGCCCGCTGGCGGGCCTTATGCCCGGATGCGGAGATTGTGACCGGCGGCGATGATTGCACCGGAACCCCGAACCGCGCGAAGATGCGTAATGCGTGTGTGGCGAAGGCATCCACCGATACCCTCCTGATTTTCGATTGTGATTGCTTCCTCGATGACGCGCAACAGGTGCAGGAAATCCTCGCATTGATTCCCCGCGCGGGCGTCGTGCAGTATGATTCTCTGCGCTTGTTCAACGGCCCGGATGATACTGATGCTGTGCTGGCACAACACCCGGCGCGCACCATCGCCCTACCATCATTCAAACTGTACAACCGTTTCCCCGGCCTGCTCTACGGCGTCACGCGGCAAGCGTGGCTGGCTGTCGGCGGCTGCGATGAGCGGTTTACCGGGTGGGGATTCGAAGACACGGCGCTACAAAAGGCGTTGACGACGATTGTCGGCCCGCGTCTCACTATCTCCGCGCCGGCCAATCACCTTTGGCACCCGCACACCGACCCGCACGAAATGGCGACGGGAAACCGCGACCTCTACGCGCGGTATGAAGCGGCGAACGGCAACCGGGACGCGATGCTGCACGTGGTACAGGTTGACCCGCGCCGGGTCAGTGTTCCGGCATTTAAGGATAAAATCTATACCAGTTCCCAGGCGTTCCGCTTCTGGAAAGCGGGTGCTGATATCTTTGTGATGCCGCAAGGGTTTCATGGCCCTGTCCCTAGCTGGGTACAGGCGCAGGACTATTTCAGCGTGGCGATGCGCGCCGGGATTATCTGTGAGGTAACGGAATGACGATGGACGTTCAAAGCACGATTGCCGCCGCGTCAAATGTGATTGATGATGCCAACGGAACGGCGTATACCGAAACAATGTTCAAAGCCGACTTCCCGCAATTCTACAACGGCGCTACCGGCATTGTCCCCTCCGGTATTCTCGCCACGTTTATTGGCATGGCCAACGCCACGGTACTGCAAGCGCGCTATCTGGATGCCTGGCGTTATGCCGCCGGCCTCTATACCGCGCACTATGCCACACAATACCTGCAGGCCTATGCCGCCAATAACACCAGCGCCGCACAAGTTGTCGGTAGCGCCGGGCCGGCGGGACTCCTCACACAGAACGATATCAAGGAAACGATCTCTACACAGTTCTCCTATTCAGAACTGTTAGAGGCTACGGCGAAGTGGGGCGGCCTGAATGCCACGCATTACGGGCGCTGTCTGGTCGATATTGCGCGACTGGTTGGGGCGGGCGGGTCATTCGTGATTTAGAGGAGTAACTATGTCCGCTCTGACCGCCACTGCCGCCGTGACGTGCGCGCAACAGATTGCATTAATCTGCACCCATACCGTGACGATTCACGCGCCGGCGACAACTACCGACCCCTTCAATCCGACGGCGGGCGCGACGACCACGGCCCTCGCGTTTTTCCTGCGCAAGGCGCAACGGGTAAAGCGCGAGGATGGCAGTTACGCGCTCGCGGCGGCGTCAGTGGTGTTCCCGCCGTCTGTGACCCTCACCACGGGCTACACCGTGGAATATACCGGCATCACCTACAAGCCAATGACGCTGGTCGAATTGCAGGATCAGGCGGGGGAGATTATCGGGCGCAAGGTGTTCCTGGAGTAATCGGTATGGGCCTCACGATCGACACGAAAACGATTAGCTCGAAGCTCGACCGGATGCGAAAACTCCTCCCCGAAGTGCGCCGCGCGATATTGCAAAAGACGACACTGGTGGTGAGTGAAGAAGAAATGAAAATCACTCCCAAAGATCATGGCGATTTGCGAAAACGACTATATGCTCGCCTCAACGAACAAGGCACCGCCGTCGTAACCGGAACCGCCGGGTGTGCCTATGCCGCCGCCGTGCATGAGCGTCTACTCTCCAAATCCGGCAACGCGATACAGTACACAGTCCCCGGTACCGGTCCGAAATTTATTGAACGGGCCATACGCGGAAAAGGCGCAGCATATCTTCTTAAGGCGATTCGGCAGGAAGTGTTGAAAGGCATCACGAAATGAGGCAGGCCGCTAAATTAGCGATATGTTCCCCGATAAAGAATCGCGCCTGGTGCTTGCCCTACTATTTGGAGTGCATCCTCGCGCTAGAATATCCGAAAACGCGCACCGCGCTCTTTTTCGCCGATGATGGCAGTACCGACGGGGGCGCGGAGATGCTGGAAGAATGGGCGGCGCGTCACCGGTCAGAATACGCCGGGATTGACATAACCCATGTCACCCCGATACGCAATAACACCTCCTCACGGGATGCGGGTATCTACCACCGCGACGTATACCGGCACATCGGCGACATGCGCAACCTGCTACGCGGACAAGCGCGGGTATGGGGCGCTAACGCCCTGTTTACTGTGGACTCTGATACGCTTTTTGCCCCGGATATCGTCACGGCGCTTCTGGCGCATAAAGTGCCGCTGGTCAGTAGCATCAATTACGTCGATTGCGTCTATAAGGGTTCGCTGGGATGCGACCCGCCGGAACAGCGGCGCTATATCAATGCCGGGTATTTCACCCCGCAGGGCGAGCACCGCGCCTATCGTGAGTATGACCTCAACGCGCTGCTTCCCATCCAGATCACCGCCGGAACCTACCTGATGGACAAGGCGACGCTCAACAGCGCCGCGACGTATGAGGCGAACCTCACGAACAGCGAACAGGGAGAGGATGTGGGCTTCTGTCTGCACCTGGAGCGCCTGGGCATTCCGCGCTTTATAGATACGACCGTGCGCAGTGTCCACATCATGGAAGAGGGCTTCCTGCCCGCCGCCGTGCGCGCCGCGCGCCGCCTATGGCATGCGCACTTCGATATCTGCGCCTACTGATCCTCACCGCTTGCGTTTCTCCCCGCGCTTCCCTCGTGATTCACGCCATTTCAGCGACGATAACCCCGCCAAGGCAACTTTATGCCATTCGGGGCTTATCGTGCGTCCAGCGGGCGCGTAGCCGCACGAACAGGGGTTCCTATGACAACCGCTTCGCCGCTTCACGACTTCTATACCAATTTCACAGCAGCACCCCCGGTGGGCATGGGGTTAGGCACGGGCTATCGGGTCATGCCATACACGTTTATCGACCTTGCCGGCCCAACCATTACCCTCGTACCGTACGACCCGGAGGAAGAGCGCAACGTTGATCGCTATCATTTCTACCCGATTCAGATTGCCGTCTATGTCCCGTATACCGGAGACGCGGGGCGTATCCCGGCCATGAATACTGCCGATCAATACGCGCAGACCGTGCGCGATGCCTATAAAGTTTTCGACGATTCAACGTCCCTCGCCAAGGGGCTGGCGTGTGGCAGTTGGACCGCCGATTCCCTCTCGACGCATCTAATGGGAGTCGTAGAGGATATCCCGAGCAGCGGAGGTGGCACCGTGAAAGCGGTCGTCAATATCCGCCTGCATAACCTGCACCTGACAGGAGCATGAGCATGAGCAAAGCGTTTGTCAACGGGCTGCGGCAGGTATGGATGGGCACGAACGCCGCCACTCCTACCTACACGCAGATCCCTACTGACTCCATCACTCAAGGCGATAGCAACATCATCAAGGATTATCGCTCCTCGGTCGATGTGGATACCGTCACCGGACTTTCCTACCCGGCCCGTGTCAAAACCGGAGCCGACGCGAGTCTTTCCATCACCACGAAGCAGATTAAATCCGGCAGCGCGACCCCCGCACTCAATGCGGCCCTGTCCGCGATTGCCGCGACGGAATTTGCCAGTGATGAAGATTCGCATTTTCCGTTCGTCTTCGTCTACCAGAACGGGGACAAAAAGACCTGCCAATGTTTGGTGGGGAACCCGAAACGCTTGGAAGGCGCGACGGAAGATGTCGCGCAGATGACGTTCAGCGTTATGTGCTCCGGCGTCGTTTCGACGTTCACCGGGTCTCTCACCTAACCGGTGCGCGGCCGTGCGCTGCGCGTGGCCCGGTGGTACTCACCCTCCCACCGGGCCACTTATTCCAGAGGGTGAAATGAGAGGGTGAAATATGCCAGCATTGATTGAAATTGACGGTGTAACGTACACCGCGATACTCTCCGAGCCTGCGGTTGAGATCATGGAACGAATCACGAACTATGGCTTCCCGCACATCACCTATGGCTTGCAAGTCAGCAAGTTTTCCGATCTCGTGGCCTTTACCCTGGGTTGTATCGACCATGCCCTGCCCGCCGAAGTGCGCTATCTCACCGACAGCGAGCGTAAGGCGTGGCTCTACGACAAATTAGGATTGTTGCGCGGCTCTGACTCTTCCGTCACCGGGGCGCTAAAACTCCGCGCCGTGGCCCTGCAACTGATCGGGACCGACACGGCAGCAGATGAGGAACACGCGGCGGGGGATGACTCCCCAAACGCACCGACGCCGCCGGCGCCCGCTGGTGGCCACGCCTCCGCAACCTCGTCTACGGCTACCTCAAAATCCGCGACCCGGCCCAAAGCGCGCAGATAACGCTTCGGCAACTCTACGCCATGTGCGCAGCGGAAAGCTGGGCCAATTCCCCGCCTGACCAGCGCGCCAACGATAACACGACTGGGCGCGAAATGTCCGATGAACAATGGGACGGATGGCTCGCCAAATGTCCGGGGTATGACCCCGACGTCCCAAACCCCTTCCTGAAATCCACTTACCGCGAGGAATAGCATGGAATCAATTGGCGATATCCGAGCCGAATTAGGATTTGATACCGGGAAGGCGGAGGCGGGCGTCAACAAAGCCAAAGGTCTGTTTAATTCCCTCGGGGATATCGTCGGCCCGATTACGTCTAAATTCAACATGCTCGAATTATCTGTTGTCGGCGTGGCGGGCGCCGCGGTTGCCGCGGGCATGGCCGCCGAACAGAACATGCAGAAAATTGCGTTTGCCACGGGCGCGGCGGGGGATCAACTCGCCCAACTTGGGCAACAGTATCGCACCGTGGGCGCGCAGGCGACGGAATCCCTGTCCACGGTTGCCGATGTTATCGCCCTGATCCATCAGCGCACCGGGGAGACCGGGAAAGGCGCGGAGGAACTCGCCGACAACCTGCTGAAAGCCGCACACGCACTCAACGCGGGCGACGTGCACGGGTTGACGACAGAATATACCGCGCTCATGAATCAATGGCACATCGGAGCCGAGGGGCTTGACGTGCTTGTGAAGGCGTCGCAGGCGTCCGGTGCACCGATTGGCCAACTTGCCGCACAGTTGCGCGAATTTGGCCCCACGTTTCAGATGATGGGCTACGGGTTCGAGCACAGCGCGGCTTTACTAGCCAATTTCGAGCGCCAAGGCATCACCTCCGGGCGCGTCATCATGGCCTTCAAACAGGCCATTGCGGCGGAAGGGGGGGACTCCGCTGAATTTGGGCGAGACCTGAAACGAATGCAGGAACTTTCCCGGTCAGGCGATAAAGAAGGCGCGATTAACTACCTAAAAAAGACGATGGGGGTGGGGGCGCGCGGCATGGGCGACGTGATCGGGGCAATCCGCAACGGGGCGCTCGATACCGATTCCATGCAGGCGAATGTCAGCAACAGCGCGGGCGCCGCGGCGGGATTGATAGATAAGTCGTTCGTCGCCGACTTGGAACGCCTAAAAAACCTCACGGAATTGACCTTGGAGCCGATGGGGGAAGCGTTCCTGGGCATCGCGGAAAAGATCGTCCCGGTTGTCGTGGGGGTGGAAAAGATCATCACCCCGCTGCTGGAAAGTAAAGCGGCGCAGGAGTTGCTCAAGTGGGTGATCTTATTTAACCTCGCGAACTTGGGCGTCAAACCGCTTGCCTCTGGTATTGCCGGAGTCGTGGGATTGATCAGCACCCTTGCGCGTGGGGAAGGTCTGTCTGTCCTTACCCGTGTTTTTGGCGGGTACGTCACGCAATGGCAAAAGATCGGTGATGCTATGCGCGGGGCAAGCACCACGCTTGCTAAAGTTGGTGGTACTGCTGTAGCCGATGCGACCGGACAAGCAGTCGGGCAAGCAGCAGAATCAGCGGCCGCAAAAGCTCTAGCGAAAAAAGCCGCCGCGAAAGAGATCGAAACTGTTATCCTGTCTGTTGCCGGGTCAACAGCCGCAACAACAGGGGCTAAAGCTGTCGCCTCTACTGGAATAGTTACAGCGGCGACAGTCGGGGGAGCGGCATTAGCCGCGCTTCCGTGGGTTGTCCTTATTGCCGCCGTTGTTGGCCTAGGATATGAAATATATCAGATATTCGGCTATACGAAACAGGCGAAAGACGATTTAGAGAAATACAACGCCGAGTTACCCGCTATTCTCGCGAAAAACCATGAGCAAATGCTTACCGCGCGAGCGCATGAGCAAGCCGCGAAAGATGCCGGGTATAAGGGCACGACTGACCTGCGCGCGAAGGCGCTTGCCGGAGATCCGAACGCACAGGAATTGTACCGGAAACTCTACAAAAACAGTCAGTTAGAGATGCCGGAGATTAGCAAGGATACGAAATACACCTACGAAACGACCTACATGGTCGAAGCCCGCCAGCGCCAGGAGCAGGACACGGCAAAGGGCGTGTCAGATGCCGCGATTGCCGCGGGCAAGCTGCACGTTATCAAATCGCAATATCAATACGCTTTATCGGCGCAGGAGCGCACCGACAACCAGAATAACGCACGATTGGCTGCGCTCGCCATCTCCCAGCAAGCCGCACAGCAGAACCTCGTTGCTGATCGTGACGCGAAACTGCGTGACGCGGCAAGCATGGCAAATCAGATTGTCGCCGAACAGCGGAAGCGCGAAATTGAAACAGAATACGCGGTCAAAAAAGCGGGGCTGGATGCGGAACAGGCTATCGCTATCGGCCACTTGGAAGCCCGGAATGCGCGCGCCAAGCAACTGATCGATGAGGAAGTCCGGTATTATGCCGCCTCATTATCCCGCGCCGATGCCGTCGCTGCCGCGTCGAATGCCGCCGCGCTGGGTGGCGACGCCCTCACAATCCTACGCCGTCAATCCGGGCAGTCACGATCAGGGGAAGAGACGGCACAATATACCGGCATGATTCGGTCGAAACAGGTAGAGCTCACCTGGGATGCGTATATTGCCAGTGAGCGCGAGCGTCTCCAAAAAGCCGTTGATGAGAAAATGATTACGAACGAGGAACGCCTCGCGCGTCAATCAAAAATGAATCAGCAGATGAACTACCTGGACACCGTGAAGCAGATTGCGCTGGCCCATGAAGGGCTTGCCTCCTGGGAACGCGAACGCGCCGCCCAGAACGTTCACCGGAAAACGGGCATTGGCTATCAGCAGGAAAGCGAAACACAGGGGTTTGGTATCACCATCGCGGGCATGGAGGCCCAACGGGGGATGCTCACACTGCAATATGCCTTCGCCGCTGGGGTAGCAGACCGGGCGCGCAACACCGCCGCACAGAAGGATATTGACGCAACGGAGTTTACCGAATCACGGAAGAAGCAGTTGCGGGATGCCGCCTTACTGCAAATCAAGGCGACGGAAAACACCGTCGAACAGGAACGCCTGCAACACGCCCTTGATCTGGCGATGAAGGCGGAAGATGGCAAATTAGCCATCAAAAAAGCGGCGACGGCCAAGGCGCTGGAAATGGACTTGCAAGCCCTGTCCCTGGAAGCTGCCCTGCGCGCCGCTTCGTATGCAAGCACCGATGCCACGATGAATACGCGCACCCGCGCGCTGCAATCGCGGAACATGCGCGCGCAAGCAACCGCTGGACTGTATGATGCGTTTTGGGGCACGAAACAATTTGGCTTGTCGGAACAACTCGCCGAAATTGGCGGGAATCGGTACGACGAAACAACACGGAGTGAGGAAGCACGCGCGCGAGCTATCGCCGCCGCCAAGCTCTCCGAATCCGCCGCGACGTTACCCGCGAAACTCAAGGAAATTGGCGCGCAATATGACGACGCGCTCAAAGCCATCAACCAGAAATACGCCGACCAGACCTGGACAATTAACCTCGATATCAAAAAGGCGAAGTTTGACGAGTACAGGGACATGATGATTAACCTGGTGAGTAACTCGCTGGTGTATGGTGGCACGGTGCAGACAAAAGCACGCGCCGCCGCGTTAAAATATGGGTACGCCGGGCAGGAGTTTATGGGGATGCCCACAGATTACCGCGCCGCTTCGATGGACTTTCAAAACATGAACCTTGCCGCGCCGCCGCAACCAGCCGCGGCCAACACCCCCGTGCGTATCAATGTGACGTTAAGCGACGGCCTGCAAGCCGAAGTGGTGGGGGAATCCTCCCGCGCCGTGGTCGATTTGCTCAATGCCGCGTTCCGTGCGACGTATTAGGAGTCCTATGCCAGCACCCGCGCGATCATGGAAAATACAGGCATATGACCCGGCGACAGGCAACCTGCTCACGGAATGGGGGATTCCAACCACTGTGAGCAACTTTGGGGAGGATTCCCTTGAGCCGTTGCTTGTCTGTGCAATGGAATCGCGCGTGGGGTATGGCGAGGAGCTTTTCGCGCAGTATGCCGTGCCCGCTGGGAATATACGGCCAATTCTCGCCTTTAACCTGTTGGGGATAGAGCAGCGCCGGTTACTGCTTAACGGTGGAATGGCATGGGGCGCGACGCTGAACCTCGTGAACCCTGCCGGTAGTGCGTATCTCACCGAAGCAACACCCACATATGGCCCGCTAATCCCCGGCATGATCAACCCGACAAACGGGGCAGTCGTGTCCACCTTCAACACCGGTAGTAGCGCGCTTTTCTACGCCACGGGCAACGGGCATATATATGTCTATTCGACATTCAGCGGGCCAACCGTCACGATCTATACCACCGCCGGAGCGGTAGTCAGCACCACGGCGTTTACTCTGGCGTATGGCTACGAAGTCCGCGGACTTTCTTACCTTGCCCCAACGCACTTCGCCCTACTCACGGCGCATGATGTGAGCGGTAACCCGGTCTACACCATTCAGACGCGCCTTGTCTCAACCGGGGCAATCGTCAACGAGTGGACAGTGCCGGAAGCCTGCCTATTCTGGTTATTCTCCGATGCGACGCCGTACCTGTACACCATCGGGGATGCGACTTTCGGCGGGCCGCAAAATATCCTGCAATACACGAGCACGGGGACGCTTCAGCGCACGATTACTCTGCCAAGTACCACCACCCCCCACCATCTCACCGTACAGCCGTCTACAGGCGCGCTGTGGGTCCTGGTATCCTACGTGCCCCCGGAAGTGGGGGGCAACTCGCTGGCGGTCACGGAATCGGGAATAGACGGCCAGCGGCATATTGTCTACACCTCCTCCTACGAAAACGCCTACCACCTCGCGGAGAACGCCGTTGACACCACCCCGCAGGGCACCCCGGCGAACATCGGCGCGGGAGTGGCGGCATCGGCCATTATGCAGGATGACGGAAAACTGGTGGCGAAACTCCTGGATAGCACCACGGGCACCGTCTCAACCGTGACATCGGTGAAAAATGGCGAGGACTGGTAAATGCCGGAATTAATGGATATGCCCACCGCGCCGAATACCGATATTATCACCGCCGTTTATGGCACGGACTTTGTGATATCTATCACAATCGAATCACCGGGGCAGGCTGATCGCACAGTCACCTATGACCCCGCTAGCGAGCACCTTACGGCCCTGCGTCTAATTATCGACCCCGACACGTGGGAATGGTCGCTGTATTGGCTGACAAGTGACGACCTCTTAATTCATCACGCAACCTCGATCAACTACGGCAGTACCTGGATAACAATCCTATGACGGCGAAGACTATCCTGAAAGCTGAATACCTGTTCGAGATCGGGCAACCGGGCGCGTTTTTCGACTACATGACGCGGCCCGGCGCCGGGTACTACCTCGTACCCTCCGCGCAGGATGGTTCGCACGTTTACTGGTACGATTACGTCACGGATGGAAACGTCCAGTTGTCGCCCGCGCTGAAAGGCGTTCTCCTCTCCCCGGTCTATGATAACCCCTTCGTTGACGAATCGCTTGCCAACTACGGGACGCCGGACCCGGCCAAATTCACGCTATGCGAAGCTCCGCCGCTTCGCAAGCAATGCCTATTCATGTTCGATGGCACCCCGAACGTGCAAACCTCGATTACCAGTACCATCACCCTCCCCGCCGCGCCGTATATCTACCTGTACCTGCGTCGGCCCATCAGCCCGCCGGACGGCCAACTTGTGAGCGCGCTGAAATGGCAATTTAGCTTCGGCGGTGGGTACATGCTGGAGTGGACAGCGCAGTACAACCCCGTGCTCTACCATGACGGGACGGCTATTTCGCATTTCGTTATCTCCCCCGAGGAGCGCATGGCGTTTTTCTACGCGAAAGACACTATTTTCCAAATCACGAATGTTATGAGCACGCTGCAAATTGCCTCTTCGGCATTCGGCGGAACCTGGGTCATTCAAAACACCGGGGAACTGCCCGCCGCCGTCTATGGCCTGTCAGGGTTCGGCGGCCAATGGATTAGCAACGTATCAGCCCTGGCGATGGTAACCAGCGGGTACTGCATTTCCCCTTGGATTGATTTCCAGTACAATTTCGATGATGCCGATTTAATCGCCGACGTATTCCCGCCGTCATCGAAGCAAGCGCCAGGCACCGCCGCAACTGTGACGATTGAAGCCTCGTCCGGCACGATGAAGCAATTCCGCATCACTCTCACCGGGGACGGCGCGCACAGCCCGCTCATTCAAGGCGTCTCGCTCAAATTCCCGCCGGCGTTCGGCTCTCCGAATCCGCGCGTGAGTTATGATTTCACCCCCTGTATTGACTGGCAGCAGTCGCCGCCTCAGGAGGACTTCGGGCTTGATTTTGTCGCGCGGCAGGTGTCCCTGGACGTGTTGCCGGATATCCACGTGACCGGGGCCGTATACAGTTTCTACGAGCTAATTAGCCTCTGCAATGGGCAAGTGCCGTTCCGGTACTCTATCGGGTATCGGTACACCGACGACACCACGACAACCGTGCAGCGCATGACCGGCTTTCTGTCTTTCCGCGAAAACCCGATACAGATAGGCGATTTGAACCGCCTGCGTTTACGCGGCAAGGACCGCTGGAAAGAGCTACAGGAACACACGCTGTCTGCACCGCCGTGCTTGCAGGCTATGAGCGTGTTTGCCGCCATACAGGAGATTGCCAGCTACGCGGGGGTAAATCCCTCCGATGTGATCTATGACCACACCGGCACGGACCCGAATAGCATTTATCTGGACGATCCCGGCAATGAGTACGTCAACCCGCCATGGTTGCCGCAAGTTGGCGCAAAGGCCGCTGATGTTATCCGGCATATTTGCCAAACGAAAGGCTTTTTTGCGTCGTTCACACCTGCCGGCCAACTCTACGTAACTGGTAACCGGTTCTACGCTGGGTTACAAGGCGCGTATACCATCCTGCCGACGACAGACCCCGCCGCCGCGTTGACCAAGCTCCAAATCCGCTATGACCATGAGGGGATTGTCAACGGGGTCATGGGCGAAGGCATCGGCCCGGACGGGCAACGCATCCGGTATTCGCTGGTCGATTGGCCGTCAATTACGGATATTGATAGCCCAAATTACATCGGCTATCCGGCCATCGACTATATCAGCATCCCAGATTGCCTCACCGCCGCGAGTGTGGAGCAAGCCGTCACGGCCCGCTACAACGAACGGCGCGCGGGTTTCCCGTGGTACGAATTAACCGGGGACTACCATTCGAACCTCTGGCAAATCCAACCCACTATGCAAATTGCCGTAGAAGATCAGGAGGGGCACTCGCATTATCTCCTGGTAATCCAGATGCGGCAGACGCTCGGCCTGAAATACATGGAGCCGACTATCGTCGGGGAAGATCGGTCGATATAATGTCAATAAATTTCAACGATTTGCAACAGACGCTTCGCCGGGTACTTGACCGGACGGCACAACGCAACACCGGGGCAGGGACAGAAATTGCCCCAACCAGCCGCGGCAATGGGGGACTAACCACCGTACCCGCGCCGGCGAATCCTCCGGCGATGCCGACAGTACCCGGCCCCGCCGGCCCGCGCGGCCCTGGGTACGCCTATACGCAGGGCTATACCTGGGCGCTAGGCGTCAACTACGTTGTCACAGATATCTATGACAATCAGATTGTGACCGGGCACGACGGCACGACCTACGGGGTATTAGCCGCGCACACCAGCGCCAGCGGTAATGAGCCGGGAGTAGGGGCAAGCTGGCAAACCTACTGGTTTGTTTTCGCCGCGAAAGGCGCGGATGGCAGCGCAGGTATCGGCGTCCCCACCGGGGGAACCGTTGCGCAAGTATTGGCGAAGATAGACAGTACGAACTATAACACGCATTGGATTGACCAGACCGGCGGCGTCGCCGTGCTGGATTATGTCGCGATAGAGATGCAATCGCTATGATAACTTACTTGTTGCAGGACACGAATAGCTCACTTGTCGCGAAGCTCACGGGCGCACCAGCGACCACGGAACCGACGTTTGACGCGCCTATTCTCACAGTAGAAACCGCGACCGGTGCGAACGTCAAAGGCTCTTCCGCCGGCACGTTTAACAGCACGACGGAGATTACCCTCGTGGCGGCCCCGGCTTCCGGTCATACCATCGCCGTCGGCGCGCTGAAAATCGGCAACCTTGATACGGCGAGCATCACCGTCCTCCTCGGGGTGCGTACCGGGGTAAGCGCCGTCACCTATCAGCCGTTCGTAATTACCGCCGGGCAAACACTGATTATCGGTGCATCATCGGGGAGCACCGGGGGCAGTAGCGCCGGCGTGACCTCGTTTAATACGCGCACCGGCCCGGTCAACCCTGCGGCCTCTGACTATGCCGCTTCGCAGGTGTCGAATGATTCGACCGTTACCGGCAGCTTTGTCAAAGATGCGCTGAATACGCTTTTAGCGGCAATCAATGGTATTTCGTTGACGTGGGCCAGTATCACGGGCAAGCCCACAGCATTCACCCCCACCGCGCACGCCAGCACTCACGCGACGGGTGGCAGTGATGCCTTGGCCCTGTCTGATATTGGCGCGCAAGCGGCGCTCGGGTATACCCCGGAAAACGTCGCCAACAAAAACGCCAATAGCGGCTACCCTGGACTGGACGCCAATGGCCGCCTTGGAATAGGGACAACCTCCCCGGTATCTCTCGTTGACGTGCGAGGCACGACTGCGGCAGGAATGCTTACATCTGATTGCGGAATCAATCTGATATTCGTCGCTGACGCCGCCGCACCGACACTTGCCCTTGTTGCCTCCGCTGGCAACGTAAATGCTGGTACGCATTACTACATCGTGACGTATGTAACAGCCATCGGGGAAACTCGCGGCACGTTGAGCGCAGTCATAACGACCGATGCTGGACACGGGCAAGTCACGGTGACATTGCCGGTATCCACCGATCCACGCGTAACCAGTCGAAAAGTCTACCGGTCGAAGGCTGGGGATAGCTACTACGCGCAATGCCTCGTGGCAACGGTGGCGGATAACACCACGGGAACCTATACCGATAATATCGCCGACGCCAGCCTTGATACCACAAAAAACGCGTACTATCGGGACAACACCACAAATAACGCGTTGACGCGTAACGGCGTGCGTGTGATGATGCCAGGAGCCCAAAATACCATTTTCGGACTATCCGCTGGTGCATCGCTGACGACCGGTGGAGGCAATGCCCTGCTTGGCGCGTCCGCTGGTACGGTACTAACGTCTGGCACAGATAACACGTTCCTGGGGCACTTCAGCGGAATGTCGTACACGACCGGATGGAGCAATACTGCGCTGGGATCGAATGCGTTGTACTATGGCACGACCGGTGGAAACAATGTTGGTGTCGGCTACCTGGCTGGGCTGAACAACCAGACCGGAAATCGCAACGTCCTCATTGGTGTCAGTGCCGGGGCCGGAACAACGATCCACAACAAATCGGACTGTGTGATGATCGGTTACCAAGCCGGGAAAAACGAAAATGGTAACAGCAAGCTCTATATCCATAACACCAGTTCCGCGACGCCGTTGATTTATGGCGATTTTACCGGTGGTCTCACTATTAATGCGCAGTCGAGCACCCTGGCGGCATTGAATTTGCAGCTAGTCTCCGGACATAGCGGTTACGCGTTCACTATATTGCCCTTCGGTAGCGCAACGCCAGTCTTCGAAGTCGACGCGGCTGGTGTTGTCTGGCCCACAGGCTATAAATCGTCGGACGGCACAACGGGAGCCACCGTCACCGCTGGATGGTCAGTCTTCAAGAACGGGCTCTTTACCAGCACCACGGCAGCGAAAGGTGATCTCCTAGTCGGTGCAAGCGCCACAACTGTACAACGATTGACCGTCGGCAGTGATGGGCAGGTGCCTATTGCAGATGCCGCACAATCGACAGGTATTCGGTGGGGGAATATATCCGGTGGTCCGACGACTAGCACTAACGATACGACCTATGTAATATCCGTTGACGGCAATGATAGCAATACGGGCACGTGTACCGCATTGACCGGAACGTTAAGCTGTACAGCCACTTCGCAGAATGTCTCGGGCATCAACACCCTGTTTACCACCGAGGTAAATGTGGGCGATTACATCGTTATCGGTAAAGAACCCCGTAAGGTATTGTCTATTGGCAGCAATACCGCAATGGTGGTGACTTCACAATTCCTGGTATCAACCAGTGCGGTGACCGGCTATAAATGCACGGCCACACTATTAACTCATGCTGGCGTGATAGCGAAACTCCCTGCGGTAATTAACCATACGTACCTGGTACTTGATTGCGTCAGTTCCATCAGCGAAACCGTAGCCATAAGCAATCTGGCTGGGTATGGATCTATTTCATTTTACGGGAGTGCGACATCATCTGCGGCTGCGACGGTTGTCGGGTTTTCCGTGACAAATTGCACGCTAAATGATATTCAGATACGAGGGTATCAACTGTCCGGAACGTCTACTAATAATATTTACATCACTGGGGGTAATGTGCTGATCGCGTTCTGTTCCATGACGGCGAATTACTCTGGAACTGGAATGGGTATATATGCCTATTCGCCTTACGAAGGTATCGCGTCAAGTGTACGTGCTGTTGGGAATACGATATCGAATCGTTACGTTGCGATTCGTTCAGAGCAAAGAAGTTGCGTGTATACCTATTCCAATTCAGGTAGTGGTAATACTACCGGACTGTGGGCGATCAATGGTGGTTACATCACGAAAGGTGACAACGGCCAGCCCGGTGGAACGACCGCGGAAGGTAATACCGGTGGTGGTGTGCTTGTTGGTTCGTCCGGCGTGAAGATTGGGACATCATAATGACACTCTATGTCTATGACCACATTACGAAACAGTTGCTTTACTCCATTGAAGACGTGATAGATTTTACGTCGGACAGTATAACCTCGACGACGGGTGGCTTCCGTGGATTCGCGCCGAACGTGGCATTCGCGACCACCGCTGATCTAGTTGACGATGTGCGACCGAATCCCGAACACGAGGAGATCAGGAAGCAACTTGACGCACTTGACGCGGCGGCGATTCGCCCGTTGCGATCCATCCAACACGCGATGGTGTATAACACGACACCAGACCCGATCGATATTAAGAAGCTGGCCGACCTAGATGCGCAGGCGTTCGCACTACGCAACAAATTAAGGGAGTAGAACTATGGCATTGCAAATGCAGATATTCTATTGTGGCCTCATTGTCCCAGAGGCGTACATCAAAGTTACGGCACTATCACTGGTGCCAAGTCGCCAGGAATGTGGGCTAGAGATCACTACGTATGCGAATCGTCAGGCGCGCATCGACGGATTAAGCCCGCTAACGGCGCCTGAACGCGCTTTATGCGCGAATCGGTACGAGGAGATCACCGGAGATGATGGGCAGGTAACGACGACGTGTACCTGTAATGATTTTGAAACCTTCTTTTGCGACACCGTGCTGAAGTCGGAAGGAGTGTCAGGTATCAGTCAGGCGTATGAATGGTTGAAAACGTTGCCGGTATTCTCCGGCGCGGTGAACGTATAATATGGCGCGTAATATACCAATACAGCCGACAGGCAGACAGGACGGCTCCATGCCGGATGATCTAACACAGATACTGATCGACCGCGTAAAAAGTGTTGAGGTAAAAGTGGACTCCCTCGCGGAAAATGTCACAAAGGCGCTAACCCGCCTTGATCATCCAGACCCGTCCGCGTGTACCCAACAGATGCAAATACGAGATTTACAGGATTGCAACCTGCGCTTATTCGCGCGCACGGAAAAACTCGAACAGTGGCGGGCGTGGATGCTGGGGGGCATGGCGATTCTGGCGACGCTCTGGGTAGCACTTTTGACGGCAATAAGCTCGCTATTAAAACTCTGGAAACCTTGAGGAGGGTTGAGAGATGTTATATACTGCCCTAATTGGCATCCCGTCGCATGACTCGATCAATACGGGACTCTCGCCGATGAACACTGACAAGCTCCGGCATCAATTCGGTGATCCCTGCGCGCACATGACCGCGGACTGCCAGCCGGTGACGAGTCCGCACCTTGCTACGCGGATGATGACACAGCGCATCACCCCCACTTTCCGGGCTACCGGGATGGACTACGCCATCTCTGACTTGTTGACGATTTTGCAACAAGTGGAAATCAAAGACCCGGCGCTATATGCGCTGGTCGGAAGCGCCGGCATGTTATGCGCGCGCTTCGTGCGGGGCAGTAACTCGGTGATAAGCAATCATTCCTACGGCCTAGCCATTGATCTCACAATAGGCGGCATCCTCACCCCGCGCGGGTCATCGACTATCACGTATGGCCTGTTGGCCCTGTACCCGTATTTTCATGCGGCGGGCTGGTATTGGGGCGCGGAGTTTCCCACCCCCGACGCCATGCATTTTGAGCAGTCCTGGGAACGCTACCAGCAGCACGAAACGCAACGGATTTCCGGGGGTGGATGATGCTGAAAAAAAATTGTACGCATTTTTTCCGGCCCGTGTTTGTCAGCAACTATAGCGCGACGGTCGAATGCGTCTCCTGCCGATGCCGAGATTTTATGCCGTTGCGCGTCTGGCTGGAGATTATGCAGGTACAAACTGCGCGCGAGGAGGAAGCTACTCGCCGGGAAAACCATATCCCCCACGGGTAGCCGCAGGGGACGTGACGCCGGGTATTTGATTAACCTTTAGGGGTAATCTTTTCGACCTCATCAGAACAACAAACGAACGCCGAATGATACCCGTCAACGTCCAGCATCACAGTGTCGTCACTGTTAACCGCTATGACGTTGCCCTCTGGGTGCTTGTAGCGATAGCCGAATACGGTACTATACGGGAGGTGACCCGGCTTAAACCGTACCCGGTCGCCTATTTGCAGGGTGCTCATGGTTGCTCCTCCTGATTCTCCTTCATCGCCATAATTTCTTTTGCGATAACTCTAGCGCAATGCCGGCCCATAGATGCGGAGATAACGTCAGAAAAATTCTTCTGGTTGTTCAAATGAATTTCGGCCCACTGTTCTATAGTCGGCTCGATAAATACGTCCGTCGGATAGCGTGTACCGAAATCCTGCGCAATACTTATAGCCTGATCTATGCCGTTAATTCGGCCCGCTTCACGCGCGCGGGATTCTATTGCCTCTATCAGATTTTCGATCAGCAACCGCAACTCGCTGAAACCGCTATCGCAGAATGCTCTAGCTTCATAGAGCATTTTATCCGCGATCTGTTCAATCGTCGCGTCCGGCGACAACCCGCAATCTTCGAAGATGCTCATTCCGATTCCCCTTTCTCGATCAGCGGCGGGCGCTTCCCCGTCGCCGCTTCCATAATGACCCGGCCCGCGCTCATCGAGTAGCGGCCCGTGCCCTTGTCCCCGGATTCCTGGCGGGCTATGGCGGTGGCTTCTGCCCACACCCCGGCAGGTATCGCGATAATGTGACGATTGTTCATTCTGTGTCCTCCCAAATCTCCCCGGCATCGGGGTATAGCGCATCGAAGGCGACTAACGACGCCGGCGAAAAGTACCGATGGTAAATTTCTTCCGCCGTTAATCGCTGTCCGCGTTGTCCTGCGTGGTTGAGTGCGAGCACATCATCGAGTGATTTGTCGATGCGTGACGACGTTCCTTTCTGCTCCACGCGCTCAAGGCGTTGCGGTAGGCAATCTAATCCCGCTTGCCCATATTCCTCCCCGATGTGTTCGGTAAGCTCGTCTAGCTTCATCCCGTATGTTATAGGAGAGTCAACGACCGTTGACCATTCCCAGTAGCGGTCACTGATTTTGATTAGGAATTGTGGCATCGTGTTACCCTCCCCGCATCGCATCATCGAACGATTCGCGCATCCACTTGCCCACCGTGGCGGCAGGCGTGGTGCTAATCTCGTTCTCGGCAGTGGTGTCGTCGGTTTCGGTGTAGATGATGTCCAGCGCCTCTTCCGCTAGTCCGAGGGGCAGCCCGCTTTCTCGGACAATGTTTGCCCAATGTTCGCCCTTAATAAGCGTGTGCAGTGTTGCCATTTTATCCTTTCTGCCTGCGTACCCGGCAGGCGCGGGGTAGAGCGTAGTTAATATCGACGCACTTCAGCTTTTTTCAGGCACGCAAGTTTTATGATCTCGCTTGCCTGTTTTTTTGACCGGAACAATTTTATTCGGCGCGGTGAGTCAACCCCGAGAATAATCATGCTCTCTTTGCCCCAGACGGCATACTTGCTCGTTTTCTCTATTTCCCACTGAATGTAATACATGGTTCATTCTCCCTTCCCTTAATCTGATACTAGTATATCAGTATACTAGTGTAGTGTCAATAGGTTTTAGCCCATCCTGCAACTATTTTCGCAATTATTTTTCCGGGATCATCCGGCAAACCGCGCCCGACGGCATCGGGCAGAAAAGAGGAAAACCATGCAACCCGTGAAACCAGGGTACGCCTCAACAGAATTTTATATCACGCTCATTGTGCAGACGATCAGCGCGATACTCGCACTCGGGATCATCCCCCACAGTAACGAGATGCTGCAGGTAATCGGCGCTATCGTCGCCCTACTCTCCTCGTTCGGCTATGGCCTGCAACGTGCGCAGGTTAAGGCCCCGGCCCCCGTGCAGTACCTCATCGCCGCGTCTACCGTCCAGGCGACGCCGCAAACCACGGCAACGCCGGTAGATAATATCGTGTTGCCGGTATCGACAAATACAAACGCCGTCCTTGGCGACACGCCAGGGGGAGGAGCCTAAATGAGTAAGGACATTACCGAAGCCGCGAAGGCAGCCCACACCGAGCCTGCGGATATTTCGCACATCAATTTGTTGGTGGTTCACACAAAACTTGGCCCGCTGCGGTTCGCCTCAACAATCACCGAGGGGGACGCGGAAAGCGGGTTATTTGCCGCAACACCGCCAGCTTATCACCCCGTTATCAGCGACTGCCTACACCTGGCGGTGGACGTCGAGATCGGGGACAAAGTGGCGATTGCGCGCAACGGCGCACAGCTCCTCATTGATTTAGTGGCCCTGTCTCCGGAGATCATCGGCACCGTGCTTGCGCACCCGCAAACCCGCGCCGCGGTCATGTATGCGCAAACGTTGCCAATCGCACCGGACCCGGCGCCGGAACCCGTGGCCCCTGTCATCGGAGAAGGCAATTAAACTTCCCCCGACTCCTCTACGGGGAAGAACGCCCCTGTCGGGTACGTTCCGGCAGGGGCAGTAATCCCAGAGGCTATAATATGCAACCGTCTATGTGTGGACGGTGGGTAAATGCGCCGGCGCTCGTATGAGTGACCGGCGCATTCTGTTGTTTACAGGTGGACAATCTCCAGCCCCGGCACGAGTTCGGCGATGGCCTGCGCGACAAAGCGCCGGTGACATCGTTCCGGGTCAAGTTCCGCACACATGAGCACGTATACCATGCCTGTTATGATGCGGGAGGCGATAAGTAACATAGACTGGTGCGCCGCTTCGTGACTTTCCGGTTGCCAGCAATCAGTATTGCGCTCCGGGTTTCCTAGGTTTTTCTCGTGGTGGTACCTTTCCGCGAACTTCGCTTTTAGCGCGCTCCCGCAATACGCCGGGCGAAACTGGCTATTCGCCCTTTGCCGCACGTCGATAATACGGGCATCGTCCGGTATCCGGGCGAAGAAATATTCCGGCGGCTGGTTGCCATAGCCTATGGTGTAAAGTTTGCTCATCATTCCCCCTCACTGTCGGGGTTATACACATCTAGCAAGTCGTATACCAGATGCCGTTCTGTTGTTGTGGTGATCATGCGTGGCAACGTATCCAGCACGGCTGCATCCCAGTCATTATCAGCGAGCGACGTGTCGCACTCGTCATATCCATAACCCGACGAGTCGCCGAACCCATCGCCGCCGAAGCCCGTGGTAAAGGCGCTGCCGCACGCAGGGCACGCAACAACCCACTGCTTGCCCATCACGTCCCACGCCACCCACGCGTGCTCCCAATCATGCTCTTCGCCGTACAAGTCAGCGGCTTGCTCGTCCCACATGGGCGCCAGCAGCGGGATAATGCGCCGGTC